TTACCTTGTGGGTATTGGAAGTATTCAGCTTGGGAAGTAAGTTTTAATGGAGAACCTGAAATGGAGGAAACAAAAGTACCTTTAAAAGAAGATGGGGTTGCTGCTGATGAATCAGGTATTTTTGGAACAGTAAAGGGATGTGTAGAAGTAGGAAAGTTATTTGTAGAAGAACGATCAGGATCAGAACAAGTACAATATACACAATACCCTGAACCTTCAGGAACGAATTACATATGGTATGGGCAATAGAAATAAAAAATAAAAATTTAAAAAAATGGCAATAGAAAACGTACAACAGCTTTTAACCGAGCAAATGGGAAAAAATAGATGTGATGTTATTAGCACAACAAATATGACAAGTAAAGACTATTATTGTGTTCACTTCCCTGTAGAAAGTGTAATAGCTTCAATAACAGCTAGTAATGCAATAGCAGGGGGTGGTAGTGCAATCGCAGGACTTCATACGACTATTCCGGCAGGAGTGACGATTTTCCTTAATATCACTCAGATTCAACTTACGAGTGGTGTTGGACTTTGTTACTATGAGCAACCTTTATAATGTTAGCACTAAAACTCGGATTAAGTTTAGTATCTAATCGTAAATTAGGGGGTTGGCTTCCAACTAATGAAACAAGCCTAGAGGCTTGGTATCAAAAGGGAGAAGGTATAGACCTTAACGGCTCTGATGTTGCAGGTTGGAGAGATAGTTCTAGTAATGGTATTGATATGGTACAAGCTACGGTTGCGGAACAACCTGCTTATTCAGGAGGGGTTTTAACTTTTGTAAGTGCTGATAAAGACAATTTACAAACAGCAGGGCAGATTTCTTTAACAGGTGATTTTACAATAGGGTTTATCTTTAATCCTGCAATAGCAGCACCCGGAACTATTTTAGCAGACAATACAACAGCTAGTGAATTTATGAAATATACAGCGGCAGACAATCTAAGGATAAAAATAGATGGGAGTACGGCTAATATTGCTTTAGATAGTGGTACTTTTGGAGATGACTATTTGGTTCTAACTAGAGTTTCTGATGTCTTAACTTTATGGAAAAATGGAGTGGCACAAACCACAACACCAACCTTATCGGGAACATCTGATATTGATGCAATAGGTGTAAGGGATTCTGACCAAGACTATCTTGATGGTACAATAGAAGAAATACAAATATACAGCAGTTCTAGTGCAGCTTTAACCACTAATGTAAATAATAGACTTTCAAACTTATAATATGGAAAATATTTTAGCAATCAATTTAGAAACTGAAACATCACCTATAATTCAGGAGGTACGAGGTAGGGATTACGTGGAATACGGCACAGAGGATTGGCGCAACCTATATCCACAGTTTCTAATTGACCTTTACTACAATTCTAGCACACACGCTGCCATTATTAATGCCACCTCGGCTATGATCGCAGGGAGTGACATTATAGCTTTAGAGGATGATAATTTAGAAGCTTATGTAGGTCTTAAAAAGTTCTTGGCAAATGCCAACGGGAATGAAACTTTACACGAGGTAATAACGAAGGTAGCTTTTGATTTCAAACTTCAGGGTGGGTATGCACTTAATATAATATGGAGTCAAGATAGACAGAGTATAGCTTCTATTCATCACATTCCTGTTGAACGAGTTAGGGCGGGTAGACCAAATGAACTAGGAAAAATAGATACATATTTTGTAAGTGCTGATTGGTCTAATATACGAGAAAACGAACCACAGTCTGTTGCTGCTTTTAATGTGAATGATAGAAGTACACCAAGTCAGTTATTATATACAGGCTCTTACAGCCCTAATATGGACGTTTACCATACGCCTGACTACAATTGTCAGAATTGGGCACTCGTGGATCAGCGGGTTGCTGAATTTCATCTAGCGAACATACAAAATGGCTTCAGCGGGAGCTACTTTATAAACTTCAGTAATGGCGTACCGACTCGTGAAGAAAGACTACAAGTAGAAAGAAGTATTGAGGAGAAATTTACAGGAGCTAAAGCTAGTGGGAAATTTGTGCTAACGTTCTCAGACAGTAGAGATAATACTCCTGAGATAACTCCTATTGCTATGTCTGACGCTTCAAAGCAATATTTGGCACTCCAAGAGCTTTTAATGCAAAATATCCTGACGGCTCACAGATGTACAAGTCCTATGCTTGTTGGAATTAACTCTGAAAATGGATTCGGATCAAATGCAGAAGAACTTAATAGTGCTTTTGAAATATATATCAACACAGTTGTAAAGGGCTACCAAAATCATATCTTAAAAACTTTAAATAAAATACTAACAGTAAATGGTATCAACCTGCCTTTAGAATTTGTGCAGAGTAAACCAATAACGACTATGTTTAGTGTTGAAGATATGAAAGAGGTAATGACTACTGACGAGATTCGTAAAGAAATGGGATTGCCTGAGCTTACAGAAGAAGTGGTTGAAGAAGAAAACTTTAGTAAATTAGGAGCGGTAGATGGGGATGTAACTGAACTGTCTGAATGGATTGAGGAGTTTGGTGAGGACATTCCTGAAGGGTGGGAAATGGTAGATGAAGAAATAGTAGATGGAGAACATCAGGATTTTGATTATGAAAAAGTTTTAAATGAATTGGCAGATGAAAAAATTGAATTAGCTAGTACGGGTAGAGCTATCCCTAGCCGTAAATCTGAACAAGACGGTGTTTCTAAAAAGTCTTATGATTATTTCAGAGTAAGATATGTTTATGAAAAGGATAATTTTTTGACAAATAAATCAGGCACAAAAAGAGAATTTTGCAGACAAATGATGGGTGCTAAAAAACTATATAGAAAAGAGGATATAATCAATATGGGTTCTAAATCAGTTAATCCGGGCTTTGGACCTAGGGGTGCTAATACGTACTCAATTTGGCTTTACAAAGGCGGACCTCAATGTTTCCATTTTTGGACTAGAAGAATCTTTAAGACTGTAATTGGTGAGTCTAAGACTACTAAAATAGAGGATGCAGAATTGATTGGATATACTAAAGCAAGGTCTGAAGGGTTTACAGCAAAGAGGAATGATAAGTTAGTAGCCATACCACCTAGAAGAATGAAAAATAACGGATATTTAAAAAAGAGATAATTATGGCATACGTATTATTCGTAAGTGAAGATAAATTAAAAGATTCGACAGCCATAAATGGCAACGTGGACGTGGACTTCTTACTCCCGTATATAAGAGTCGCACAGAAAATCTATGTTGAAACAAAACTTGGCACAGACTTATATGCTAAACTTGAAGCAGAAATAACAGCAGGAACTTTAACAGGAGCTTATAAAACTTTGGTAGATGATTATATTGGCGATATGTTGGTGCAATGGGCATTTTTTGAGTGTATTCCGTGGCTAAGATTCAAGGTTCAAAACGGGAACATTTACTCCAAGACATCAGAAACGGGCACTGCTTTAAGTGAAACTGAAGCTTCACTTTTGCGAGAGGAGGTGAGGAACACGGCTGAGTATTATACAGAACGCCTTATAGATTACCTGTGTAATAACAATTCTTCATTCCCTGAATATACAACTTCAAGTGGTGCAGATGTCCGTCCTGATAAGGATTCTTTCTACTCTAATATGAACTTAGAAAAACCAAGAGAGCAAGGAAATAAAATAACATTAAGAAACTTTTTGGATTAATAATGAAAAAGCACTACAAACCTAAAGTAATAAACATAACTAAACTGAAATCCTACTTGGATAAAAGTCCTAAAGAAAAAACAAATGACAGAAATAAAAGACACGGTACAAGTAGGAATCGCAAATAGTTCAGCAATTGCTTTAAATCTTACGCAATGCAATGAGGTATTAACTTTTGTTTCCTTGACTCTAGCTATCGTATTCACGGTTTATAAATTTTTTATATATGAAAAAAAGAAAGCTAAATAGCAATAATCCTAAGTATCAAAAGAAAGATGAAAAGTCTACTAAAGTTCGTAATGAATTTGTTAAAGAAGTTAGGGGTGTTAGAGTCTATAAAACCTATTTTGAGTAAAATCAATTTACTTATAATAAGAGATACATTCTCTGAAAAAAGTACATTAGGAAAACTCTTTATAAATGGAGAGTTATTTTGTGATACATTAGAATTACCTTATATCAATAATGAAAGAAGTATATCTTGTATTCCTGCGGGGAGGTATAAAGTAAGGCTAAGAACTGCAAGAGAATCAGCAACAAGAGATTATTTACACCTGTTAGTACAAGATGTTCCTGATAGGGATTGGATATTATTCCACAGGGGTAACACAACCAAAGATACTAGAGGTTGTATTTTAGTAGGACAGAGTCGTGAACAAGACCGTGTTAATAATTCAAGATTGGCTATGGACTTAATAGTCAAAGAAATACTTAATTTAGGCGGAGAAAATATTAATTTAATAATCAAAAATAAATAAAATGAAAAATTACATTATCACAAAACTTCTTACTTCTAAGAAGGTATGGCTAGGGATTTCATCTATTGTTATTCCTATAATTGCAACTTTTTTAGGAGCTGATGAAGACGCTGTTTCAAAGATTTGGTGGAGTTTACTAGCAATGCTTGGTGGACAATCATTTGCAGACTTTGGAAAAGAAAGTAAGTAACAGATACAGACTTAAACCTCACGAGATAATCGCTTTACAAAAATTGCGAGAACAAGAAACTAGGAATGTCTTAGTTATTGGAGATTTGCACGAACCTTTTTGTTTAGACGGTTATCTTGATTGGTGTATAGATCAATACTATACTTATAATTGTACTGAAGTAGTCTTTATAGGTGACGTAATTGATAACCACTATTCAAGCTACCACGAAACTTCAGCAGACGGAATGGGTGGCTTAGATGAGTTAGAATTAGCTATTAAAAGAATAGCAAGATGGCGTAATGCCTTCCCTATGGCAACTGTAATTATAGGAAACCACGACAGGATCATAATGCGTAAAGCTCAAACATCAGCAATTCCTTCTAAATGGATCAAGTCTTATAAAGAAGTATTAGAAACTCCTGATTGGAATTTTGTAGAACGATACGAATTAGATGATGTTCAGTATATTCACGGAGAAGGTGGAACGGCAAGGACTAAGTGTCGTGCTGATATGATGAACACCGTCCAAGGACATTTACATACGCAATGCTACACCGAACATTATGTAGGAAAGAACTTCAGAGTATTTGGAACTCAATGTGGTTCAGGAATAAATCATAAGGCTTATGCTATGGCTTACGCCAAATATGGTAAACGTCCTGCTGTTG